CACAATATCCTTATGCATCCGTTCCACATGCTCGGTGTTGCTGGGGTATTCGGTGGATCTCTTTTCGCTGCTATGCATGGAAGTCTTGTTACTTCCTCACTTATTAGGGAAACGACTGGTTTAGAATCACAAAACTACGGATATAAATTTGGACAGGAAGAAGAAACATACAATATCGTTGCAGCTCACGGATACTTTGGCAGACTTATTTTTCAATATGCGTCTTTTAATAATAGCCGTGCTCTTCATTTCTTTCTTGGTGTGTGGCCGGTTGTTGGCATATGGCTAACATCAATGGGTATCTGCACAATGGCATTTAACCTAAATGGCTTTAACTTTAACCAATCAATTAGTGATGTTAATGGCAAGATAGTCCCAACATGGGCTGACGTTCTTAACAGAGCTAATCTAGGATTTGAAGTAATGCACGAGCGTAACGCTCACAACTTCCCACTTGACTTGGCATGTACTGAGTCTACAGAAGTTGCTTTAACTGCACCTACAATTGCTTAATTTTATAAAAGATACAATAGACTCTGCAAAATATTTATTGCAGGGTCTTTCTGTTACTTTGAGTCATATGGGTAGAAGACCTATTACGGTCCAATACCCTTATGAAAAACTCATACCCTCGACACAATACAGAGGAAGAATACACTATGAATTTGATAAGTGTATTGCATGTGAAGTTTGTGTACGTGTTTGTCCAATAAATTTACCAGTAGTTGACTGGGTAATGAATAAAGAAACAAAGAAAAAAGAATTAAGGAATTATTCTATTGACTTTGGAGCTTGTATATTTTGTGGTAATTGCGTTGAGTATTGTCCAACTAATTGCCTATCAATGACTGAAGAATATGAATTGGCTACATTTGACAGACACACTCTTAATTTTGATAACATCGCTCTTGGACGATTGCCTACTAATGTTACAGCTGATCCCTCAGTTAAAGCATTGCGGGAATTGGTTTATTTACCAAAAGGTGTTATGGATCCCCACAAATAAAATTGAAAAATTTTTGCTTATATTTAACATTAATTACTAATTTATTTATATGTTCCGGTGTCATGCGGCACTGGAATAATTTATCAGATAAAGAATGCAACGTCCGTTCATCCCTAACGGGACGCATGATACCTAAGCATGGAACGGGGCTTAGTATATGGAGATAACCATGAAAGTTACTTTCGTATATCGTGGCGTTGCTTACACAAGAATAATCGGTAAGCCGACTGGGAGGTGCAAGTCCTCCCTTATCACTTTGGCTTTTGACCCTTACGAGGATACTCATCAGCCGTCATGACGGTGGGATAGACCACAACAACTAATGAGTCGTATAAGACTCGCAACTTTTCGTACGACAAGACAAGTAAATATACATTTAATTTTTAACTGAAAAATGGCTAATGCTAATCAAGTTGCCTTAGGTAGGTCGAATCTATCTACAGGTACTGGTTATGGTGGCGCAACGGATAAGTACGCCCTGTATTTAAAGCTGTTCTCTGGTAATTAATTTTGCCCACATAAGAAGTAATTCCTATGAATGAATCGGATGAATTGCTGGAAGCCTAAGTCGCAAGATATGGTAATCAGCAGCCAAGCCTCTTACGCTTAAGAGGAAGGTTCAGAGACTACATGGAGTTCTAAGCGTAGAACGTAATACATGAAAAAGCGTCCGACTACTTAATGAGTAGAAGATATAGTCCGTGCCTTATTGAAAGATAAGGAAAACATGGAAATGTTTAAAGGTTTCCAGCATGAAACAATTGCTAGAGATCTTGTAACTAAGAGAACACTTAAGAACGGCAAATCATTGCAGTTCATCTATACAGGCCGTATGACAAGTGCTTTCCATACGCCAGGAACTCCTATATTAGGAAATAGTGACAAGGCTCCTCCAGTCGCAGAAAAAACAATCGTAATGGACGATCTATTAATCAGTTCAGCTTTTGTTTATGACTTAGATGAGACACTTGCACATTATGAATTGAGAGGAGAAATATCTAAGAAGATTGGATATGCTCTCGCTGAGAAATATGACAGACTAATCTTCCGTTCAATTACACGCGGAGCTAGATCAGCTTCTCCAGTATCTGCAACAAACTTTGTAGAACCCGGCGGAACACAGATCAGAGTTGGTTCTTCAACTAACGAATCTGATGCCTTTACTGCAAGCGCACTGGTTAATGCATTCTATGATGCTGCTGCTGCTCTTGACGAAAAAGGGGTCAGCTCTCAAGGAAGATGCGCGGTGCTCAACCCTAGGCAATATTATTCCCTCATACAAGACATTGGTTCTAATGGGCTAGTGAATAGAGATGTACAGGGTACTGCTTTACAAGGCGGTGGCGGCGTTATCGAAATCGCTGGAATACACATCTACAAATCTATGAATATTCCATTCTTAGGTAAGTATGGTGTTAAGTACGGCGGTACAACAGGTGAAACAAGTCCTGGAAATACTGGTGATTTCATTGGACCTACACCTGAGAACGCAAACGCAACAGGCGGAGTTAACAATGACTACGGTACTAACACTGAGTTAGGTGCTAAGTCTTGTGGACTTATCTTCCAAAAGGAAGCTGCTGGTGTTGTTGAGGCAATCGGACCACAAGTCCAAGTAACCAATGGAGATGTCTCGGTAATCTACCAAGGAGATGTGATATTGGGACGCATGGCTATGGGTGCAGATTACCTAAACCCAGCTGCTGCTGTTGAATTATATGTTGGTGCTTCTGCTCCTTCTGCATTCTAATTTTTATATTTTCACGGGGTCTTCGGACCCCTTTTTTTTATTCATAAATATGACACAAACTCCCACAACAATAGATACCGAGACAGAACTCTCCGCAGTAAATACGATTCTGGGAGCTATCGGTCAATCTCCAGTAACAACATTAGGAACTGTTACATCAGACGTTACTAACACTGCTACTGAACTTGCTAATACTTTTGAAAACCCAGAAATAGCACTGATATATCAAATACTAAAAGAGTGTAATTTTGATATACAGAATGAAGGTTGGTCATTTAATAGAGAAGATCATGTATTGTTTAGTCCTGATGCGACAACAAAACATATAGTAATTCCAACTAATGTTTTAAGAATGGATTCAGAAAATCCAGAGGACAAAACTGTAGATCCTATAAGAAGAGATGGAAAATTATATGACAAAGTAAATCATACTTATGAATGGGATGACGATGTTTATTTAAATATTGTCTATTTATTTAAGTATGACGATTTACCGTCAGTCTTTAAAAGATATATAACTTATAAAGCTTCTGGCAGAGCTGCTACTCAGATGATTACTAATTCACAATTAGTTCAATTACTAGCAACTCAAGAACAAATGGCTAGAGCTGCATGTTTGGAATATGAATGTAATCAAGGTGACTACAACATGTTAGGTATGCCTCATGAAACAAATTATTCCACATACAAACCTTACAAAGCATTGCAGAGATAATGGCAACAGTAACCCAACAAATACCTAATTATATTTTAGGTATATCAGAACAGCCGGACGAACTTAAATTACAGGGACAAGTAAGAGACTTGAAGAATGCAATACCAGACGTGACGTTGGGTTGTGTTAAGCGAGCAGGCAGTAAATTTATTAAAAAAATTACACCTAGCTCTGGAAGTTTAAGTTGGTTTCATATTTATAGAGATGATGACGATCAGTATATAGGTAATGTAAATACTTCTGGACAATTACAAATATGGAGAACTAGAGATGGTTTTTCTTACCATGACAATAATGGGCAAGGTACAAACTTAATTGATTACTCAGCTGTAACAGGAACTAATGCCGCTACTTATTTAACAGGTTGGACTGACTCGACTGATATTCAAGCTTTGACTTTAAACGAGCAGACGTTCTTAACTAATAGAACTAAAACTACTCAGATGAAACCAGTTAAAGATGCAAATGGTAATGTAACAGGTGATGGGTCACCTGAGTTAGTAAACGAAGTAATAGTTGAAATAAAAACAATATCTTACGGTAAACAATACGCCTTAAATATTTATGATCCAGCAAATCCTGGAACTCCATTAACTGAAACACGAGCTACATCAATAGCTGCTAGAAGTAATTTTACTGAAGGTGGATCACCAGCAAATGATGGATCTTGTAAAGCTATGGGTAGAGAGGTTATAAATCAAGGAACAATTTCTGGAAAAAAAAATTTAAGGTACGAAATTGATGTTAGATGTGTACCTGTAGTCGATCCAAATAATATTGGAAATCAAAATACTGGTCCTCAATATAACGATGCTTATACTGAATTTGCAAAATTACAATTCGGTGGTGAAGGTTGGGCTACTGGACAAACACATGATTATACAACCGAAAAAAATGGTACTGGAACTGTAGAAATTAAGAGTCATACAACCATGACATCTTCTGCAAATATTGCAGCGGTTCGTCCAGCAGCTACTTCATCTAGTGCTGATGAAGCAGTTACAGCTTCGGGAATATTAGGAGATATGAAAGCATCCTTAGATGCCATTTCTGGAACTGGTATTACAGCAACAATTACAGGTAACTGTTTGCATTTAAAAAGAAATACACCTTTTGCTGTAAGCACACCTGAGCCACAATTAATAAATATAATTACTAACCAAGCACAAAGCGTAGCTGATTTACCAAGTAATTGTAGACATAATTATGTAGTAAAAATTGTAAATAGTGGTGATGATGATGACGATTTCTATTTAAAATTTAAGCAGGCAAATGCTGGTACAGCTAACCAAGATTATTTTGGTGAAGGTGTATGGGAAGAATGCCCAGCTCCAAGTATAGAAATAGAAATAAATAAAGATACTATGCCAATTAAGATAGTTAGAGAATTGGCTGGTAATGTCTATCCTCAGGGTAGGTTTTTAGTTCAATCTATTGACTATGCTAAACGTGATGTTGGTGACGATAATACAAACCCAGTACCTAGTTTTATAGGTAGTACTTTAGAAAAGATGCTTTTCTTCAGAAACAGGTTATGTGTATTAAGTAAAGGAAATGTAATTTTATCTAAAACAAATGATTTTTTTAATTTCTTTAGTACAACAGCTATGTCTGAATCGACAGCTGATCCTATAGATTTACAGGCAAGTTCTACATTTCCTACTACTTTATTTGATGGCATAGAAGTCAACTCTGGTTTACTTATATTTAGTAGTAATCAACAATTTATGCTTACTACAGATAGTGATGCTTTGACTCCTTCAACAGCAAAGATAAATTATCTGGCATCGTATAACTACAATCCTAAAACTAAACCATTTTCTCTTGGAGTAACTTCTGGTTTTATAAATAGTACTGGGAAAAATGCCAGAATATTTGAAATGGCAGATATAAAAAGAGAAGGGGAACCTACTGTTTTAGAACAGAGCAAACTTGTTTCTAAGAAGTTACCTATTACAATTGTTAAACCTACAACTTCTAAAGAGAATAGTTTATTACTTTTAGGAGGAGATTATTACTCTACAGACTCTTCAACTAACGAAGTATGGGGATTTAGATTTTATAGTAATGGTGAGAAACGAGTACAGTCAGCATGGTTTAGATGGATACTAACAGGTAATTTAGTTCACCATGTCATTCTAGATGATGTTTATTATGCAGTTGTCTATAGTGGAGGGGAATTTATATTAGAAGCTTTTGATGTAAAAAAACAAAGTGATACTACATTAATTGGTGTTGAAGATTATCCAATTCATTTAGATAGACATACTCAAATATCTGCTCTTTCAGCTGGATCTTATAATGCTACAACAAAGAAAACTACATTTACCAGACCAACAGGTTTCGCAAGTACAGCTCAATTAGCAGTTTATAATCACAACTCTGGAAATGATATTGGTAAATATGCTTTAGCTACAACTAGCGGAAGTGACTTAGTTGTAGAAGGAGATTGGACAGGCCATACATTTATGCTTGGTTATTTATATGATTATCTTGTAGAGATACCAACTATTTTTGTCACTTCTCAAGCTGGTGAAAAAAGTAGATCCGATACTAGATCATCTTTAATTATCCATAGATTACATTTTGCATTTGGTGCAGTAGGAAATATAGATACAGTTATCAAAAGAACAGGAAGAGTTGATGCTACTAAGAACTTTAGTGCAGCTGAAATAGATTCTATTAAAGCAAACGAATTACCAGTAGTAGAAGACTATATACAGACTATTCCTATATATGAAAGAAATACTAATTTAACAGTACAAATTAAATCAACCCATCCTTCACCAACAACTCTTTATTCGATGAATTGGGAAGGAGATTACAACCCACGATATTATAGACGTGTCTAAATTACTTCACCCAGCAACTACTGAATTAGCTTTGGAAGTTGCTAAAAATTTAAGACCTGATGATTATAGAGAAATCGTAGAGGGACATGGATTAACACCCGAAATCCATCTTCCTCTTTTTCTTAATGAAGGAATTAATCATGTATTCACCATGCCAAACGGCAAGACTGCTGGTATGGGTGGTGTCTCATCAGATGGCAGAATATGGATGCTTTGTACACCTGAGATTGACAACTATCCAGTTACTTTTACGCGACTAGCAAAAAGACATTTATCATCTTTTAACGATAGACCTTTGTTATGGAATATTTGCGATAAACGCAATATAACCCACTTAAAACTATTAAAGTTTTTGGGCTTTAAATTTCTTCGAGAAGTTTTACATGGTCCAAACTTATTACCATTTATTGAATTTTGTAAAATACCATGTGTGCAGGAAACATGTCCCCAGGAATGGGAGCAGGGCTAGGTTTTGGAATTGATGCAGCTCAAAGTCTTTTTGGGTTTTTTCAAGGAAGAAGGCAAACAGCCCGTGAAAACGAAGCAATTGCTCAACAAAACCAACTAAAAATAAATGCTTACAATACGAAGAATCGTAATGAAGCAAATATTTGGAATAACAACAAACTAGATTT